CTGGCACAGCAGGCGGCGCGGTTTGAAGAGCAACAGAGCGCGAAGCAGGCCGCCATCAGCGCAAAAGCCCGTGGTCTCACTGACCGTCAGGCGCAGAGGGAGTCTGAAGCGCAGCGTCTTCGTGACGTGTACGGTGATAATCCGGATGCGCTGGCGAAGGCCACATCTGCACTGAAGAACACCTGGTCTGCGGAGGAGCAGCTTCGTGGAAGCTGGATGGCGGGTCTGAAGTCCGGCTGGGGCGAGTGGGCGGAAAGTGCGACGGACAGTTTTTCGCAGGTTAAAAGCGCGGCCACGCAGACCTTTGACGGTATTGCACAGAATCTGGCAGCGATGCTGACCGGCAGCGAACAGAACTGGCGTGGTTTCACCCGTTCCGTGCTCTCCATGCTGACAGAGATTTTTCTGAAGCAGGCGATGGTGGGGATTGTCGGGCGTATCGGCAGCGCCATTGGTGGTGCTTTCGGTGGTGGCGCATCCGCTTCCACGGGGACGGCCATTCAGGCTGCGGCGGCGAACTTCCATTTCGCGACCGGGGGATTTACGGGAACCGGTGGCAAATATGAGCCAGCGGGGATTGTCCACCGCGGGGAGTTTGTCTTCACGAAGGAGGCAACCAGCCGGATTGGTGTCGGGAACCTGTACCGCCTGATGCGGGGCTATGCGGAAGGGGGGTATGTGGGTGCTGCCGGAAGTCCGGCGCAGATGCGGCGGGCGGAAGGTATTAATTTTAATCAGAACAATCACGTGGTGATTCAGAACGACGGCATCAACGGACAGGCCGGGCCGCAGCTGATGAAAGCGGTGTATGAGATGGCCCGTAAAGGTGCGCAGGATGAGCTCCGGCTGCAGTTGCGTGATGGCGGTCTGTTATCGGGGAGCGGGCGATGAAAACCTTTCGCTGGAAAGTGAAACCGGATATGGAGGTGAACTCGCAGCCATCGGTGCGTGAAGTGCGTTTTGGTGACGGGTACTCACAGCGTATGGCGGCAGGGCTGAATGCTGACCTGAAAACATACCGGGTGATGCTTTCCGTGACCCGGGAGGAGGCCCGGCATCTGGAAGCGTTCCTGGCAGAGCACGGTGGCTGGAAGGCATTTTTGTGGAAGCCACCCTATGCATACCGGCAGATAAAGGTGACCTGTGCCGGGTGGTCTGCGCGGGTCGGGATGTTGCGCGTTGAGTTCAGCGCGGAGTTTAAGCAGGTGGTGAACTGATGCAGGATATTCACGAAGAAAGTCTGAACGAGTCGGTTAAATCAGAGCAGTCACCGCGGGTGGTACTCTGGGAAATCGACCTGACGGTACAGGGCGGTGAGCGGTATTTTTTCTGCAATGAGCTGAATGAAAAAGGGGAGCCGGTGACCTGGCAGGGGCGTGAATATCAGGCGTACCCGATTGAGGGCAGCGGCTTTGAGATGAACGGAAAGGGCAGCAGTGCCCGCCCGTCGCTGACGGTGTCCAATCTGTTTGGCCTTGTCACCGGGATGGCGGAGGATTTGCAGAGTCTGGTGGGTGCCACGGTGGTCCGTCGCCGGGTGTATGCGCGTTTTCTGGATGCGGTGAACTTTGTGGCAGGCAATCCTGAGGCAGACCCGGAGCAGGAGCTGACGGACCGGTGGGTGGTGGAGCAGATGTCAGCGCTGACGTCCATGACGGCCTCGTTTGTGCTGGCGACACCGACGGAGACGGACGGTGCGCTGTTTCCCGGTCGCATCATGCTGGCGAACACCTGTATGTGGGATTACCGCTCTGATGAGTGTGGTTACACGGGCGGGGCAGTGGCGGATGAGTTCGACAACCCCACCACGGATATCCGGAAGGACAGATGCAGTAAATGCATGCGCGGGTGTGAGATGCGCGGCATGGCGGTCAATTTTGGCGGTTTCCTTTCCATTAATAAACTTTCGCAGTAAATCCTGTTTTATGACACAGACTGAATCAGCGATTCTGGCGCATGCCCGGCGGTGTGCGCCTGAGGAGTCGTGCGGCTTCGTGATAAGCACGCCGGAGGGCAACATGTACCAGCCGTGCGTGAATATCTCTGCAGAGCCTGAGGCATATTTTCGTATTGCCCCGGAAGACTGGCTGCGGGCAGAGATGCAGGGGGAGATTGTGGCACTGGTCCACAGTCATCCCGGTGGGCTGCCCTGGCTGAGCGAGGCTGACCGGCGGCTGCAGATAAAAAGCGCACTGCCCTGGTGGCTGGTCTGCCGGGGTGACATTCACAAATTCCGCTGTGTGCCACATCTGACAGGACGGCGCTTTGCGCACGGGGTGACGGACTGTTACACCCTGTTCCGGGATGCTTACCATCTGGCGGGGATAACGCTGCCGGATTTTGTGCGTGAGGATGACTGGTGGCGCAACGGTCAGAACCTGTACCTGGACAACCTGGCGGAAAACGGCTTTTACCGGGTGTCTCCGTCCCGTGCACAGGCAGGCGATATTCTGCTGTGCTGCTTTGGCGCATCGGTGCCGAATCATGCCGCCATTTACTGTGGCAACGGTGAACTGCTTCACCATATACCTGAACAACTGAGTAAACGGGAGAGGTATTCAGAGAAATGGCAACGACGAACGCATTCTGTCTGGCGTCACCGCCACTGGTCCGCATCTGCCTTCACGGGGATTTACAACGATTTGGTCGCCGCATCAGCCTGTATGTGAACACGGCAGCGGAGGCCATCCGTGCCCTGTCGCTGCAGGTGCCGGGATTCCGCTGTCAGATGAACGAAGGCTGGTATCAGATACGTATTGCCGGTGAGGATACCGCGCCGGAGGCGGTGTATGCCCGTCTTCATGAGCCACTGAGCGGGAGGGCCGTGATTCATATTGTACCGCGGCTGGCAGGGGCCGGGGGAAATGGTGTTTTTCAGGTTGTGCTGGGGGTTGCAGCGATTGTCGGGTCATTTTTCACTGGTGGTGCAACACTGGCGGCATGGGGCGCAGCCCTGAGTGCCGGAGGGCTGACTGCCACCACGATGCTGTTCTCACTGGGGGTCAGCATGATTCTGGGTGGTGTGGCCCAGATGCTGGCCCCGAAGGCAAAAACACCGGATTACCGCGCAACGGATAACGGCAGACAGAACACGTACTTTTCCTCGCTGGATAACATGATTGCCCAGGGTAACCCGATGCCGGTGCCTTACGGGGAAATGCTGGTTGGCTCCCGCCGTATATCCCAGGACATCAGTACCCGTGATGAAGGCGGGGGCGGAAAGGTCGTGGTTATCGGGCGGCAGGGGTAAAAAGAATAAAAAAAATCCCGCAGAGTTGCGGAGCTGCGGGAGATTCAGACAAATGAAGATTAGTGTTAAGGAGTTGTTTTTTTATGTCACGGCAAAAAAACACTAACGCAGCGAAATTATACGCGCCACAGTCAGTTTGTGAAAATGTGAAGATATTCAGAATTTTTATTCAGTCATGATACAGGCATCCTCCGGGGTGCCTGTTGTTTTTTGGGCATAAACAGATTCAGACATCAGACAGGAGAGGGGGACAGAGTGGGTAAAGGGGGCGGCAAGGGGCACACACCGCGTGAGGCGAAGGATAATCTCAAATCCACGCAGATGATGAGTGTGATTGATGCCATTGGTGAGGGACCGGTGGAAGGTCCGGTGAAGGGACTGCAGAGTATTCTGGTGAACAAAACCCCGCTTACGGACACGGACGGTAATCCCGTGATACACGGTGTGACCGCCGTCTGGCGTGCCGGGGAGCAGGAGCAGACACCGCCGGAAGGCTTTGAGTCCTCCGGGGCGGAAACCGCACTGGGCGTGGAGGTGACGAAGGCAAAGCCGGTGACGCGCACCATCACGTCAGCGAACATTGACCGTCTGCGGGTGACCTTCGGGGTGCAGTCACTGGTGGAGACCACCTCAAAGGGTGACCGTAACCCGACGTCTGTCCGCCTGCTGATTCAGCTTGAGCGTGGTGGTAAATGGATGACGGAAAAGGATGTCACCATTAACGGCAAGACCACCTCGCAGTTCCTGGCGTCGGTGATTCTGGATAATCTCCCTGAGCGCCCCTTTAACATCCGGATGGTCAGGGAGACGGCGGACAGCACCACGGACCAGCTGCAGAACAGAACGCTGTGGTCGTCATACACCGAAATCATCGATGTGAAACAGTGCTACCCGAACACGGCGATTGTGGGGCTGCAGGTGGATGCGGAGCAGTTCGGTGGCCAGCAGCTGACGGTGAACTACCATATCCGTGGTCGCATCATCCAGGTGCCGTCAAACTATGACCCGGAAAAACGCACCTACAGCGGTATCTGGGACGGGAGTCTGAAACCGGCATACAGCAATAACCCGGCCTGGTGTCTGTGGGACATGCTGACTCACCCGCGCTACGGCATGGGAAAACGTCTGGGGGCGGCGGATGTGGACAAGTGGGCGCTGTATGCCATCGGGCAGTACTGCGACCAGACGGTCCCGGATGGTTTCGGGGGCACAGAGCCGCGGATGACCTTTAATGCGTACCTGGCACAACAGCGTAAGGCGTGGGACGTTCTCAGTGATTTCTGCTCGGCGATGCGCTGTATGCCGGTATGGAACGGCCAGACGCTGACGTTCGTTCAGGACCGCCCGTCTGATGTGGTGTGGCCGTACACCAACAGC